CATCCGCATTGCGGAGACGGAAGTCCACCGGGATGCCAACGCTGCCGCCTATCAGACTGCGGTTGCCGCAGGAGCGACGGAGAAGGTCTGGCATTGCATGATGCTCCCGACCTCCCGCGACACTCACATCTATCTGGACGGTGTTACCGCCCCGATTGACGGCGAGTTTTATTCCTTCCGTGGTGGATCCACGATGTTCCCCGGGCAATGGGGGATCGCCGAAGAGGACTGCAACTGCCTCTGCTGGCTTACTTATCAATGATTGGGAGACGCGCATGGGTATTCTAACGATCTTTGAAAGGCTGCGTAGAGAAGGATGCACCGTAGCTGGCGCTCTTGCTCTCATGGGTAATTGGCAATGCGAAAGCAACTTGGAGCCGTGCAGAGTCCAAGGCGATTTCACAGCCAACCGGGCGATGTCGAAAGACTATGCCACCAAGGTTGATAACGGCCTGATCTCCGACAGCACCTTCCGCTCTGATGGAAAAGGCTGGGGTCTTGCCCAGTGGACGTATGGTGCGCGGAAAACTGGACTGCTCAACTTCTGCCGCAGACGGTCTATCAGCATCGCAAATGAGGATGCACAAGTAGACTTCGCAATTGCGGAACTGAGGACTGAGTACTCCGGCCTCTGGAACTTCCTATGCTCCTGCACAGACGCGCAACTGTGGCAAGCGGTTGACCGTGTGTGCCGGGAGTATGAAAGGCCAGCGGTAAACAATGTCAACTCTCGTTTCCAAGCGGCTAACGAGCTGCGGGGGAATATCCAAGGGAAGGCGACCGAGAGAGTAGATAACAGCGTTGAGGCCGACAAAGATGTCGACGACAAATGCTGGCCTCCCCGGATGCTGTGCTTTGGGATGGATGGTGCGGACGTCACGCTCCTGCAAGCCCTCCTCCTGTGCCACGGTTACAACTGCGGAGGATGCAACGGGATCTTCAACAGCGGGACGAAAGCGAAAGTGCTGGCGTTTCAATCCGCGAACGGGCTTGATGTCGATGGCATCGCTGGCCCAAAGACTTTCAAGGCGCTGGGGGTGACATGGTGAGTGATGTGATTATCGTTGCCATTATCACGGGCGTTTGCTCTGTAATCGGGCAATGGCTCCTTTCCCGCGAAAGAGAGATCCGGCTGGATGAGCGGCTGAAAAGCGTCGAGAAGAAACTTGATGAACATAACAGCTACGCTCAGAAGTTTGAAACAATCCAAATCGACATAGCGAAGATTTCAACAAAACTTGAGAGTGTGGAGGGAAAAACATGAAGCTACCTGACAAGATCTACGACATTCTGAAGTGGATTACGATGATCGTCATTCCGGCGCTGGCAACCGCCTACGTTGGGTTCGCGGCAATCTGGGGCTGGCCCTTTGCCGACGAAATCGCCAAGACCGCTGCTGTGGTCTGCACCTTGCTCGGCGCTCTGCTCGGCATCAGTACTGCGGAGTACAACAAGGAAATTTAATCAGTCAGCAAACACACATTCATATATAGCGGAGTGAACCGCTCAACAAACGCAAGTGACATGAAAAGTCGTTAAAACGGAACAAATAGTCAGGGAAGACTTTAATCGCAAGGAGAAGAGACATGAAGATTGATGTATCGCGCATCGAAGGGTATGAGCAGATGTCCGCAGAGGACAAGCTGAAGGCGCTTGAGACTTATGAGTTTGAAGCTCCCAAGGCTGACAACGAAGAGGTCAACAAACTGAAGTCGGCACTCTCCAAGGCCAATTCTGACGCTGCCGAGTGGAAAAGACAGTTCCGCGAGAAGCAGACTGAGCAGGAACGGGCCGAGGCTGAACGGGCCGAACGTGAGAAAGCAGTTGAGGACGAACTGCGGACGCTACGCAGAGACAGGACGGTGAGCGGCTATGTCGCACAGTGCCTCTCTCTCGGCTACAACAAAGAACTCGCGCTCAAGGCGGCAGAGGCTATGGCTGACCACGATGCCGCCGCAATCATGTCGTGTCAGCAAGAATTTTTGGAGGCCAAGCAGAAGGAGCTGGAAGCTGCCGCACTCGGCAAGCAACCCACTCTGACTCCCGGCACTCCTCCCACGGCGAAACAGGCCGAGCAGGAAGTTGACGACAAACTGCGTCACTACTTCGGTCTGCCTCCCCGAAAATAAAACAAAGGAGAAATACTAATGGCTACTACCGTTACCGCCCCTGTTGGCAACACCATTGCTCTGGCAGAAAAGTATCTGCCTATTCTGGACGAGATCTACAAGGCTGGCGCTAAGTCCTCCATCCTCGACACCGACGCCGAGCGTGTCCGCTGGGACGGCGCTAAGAAGGCTTATCTGTTCAACACCGAGATGGTCGGCCTCGCTGGTTATGACCGCAACGCTGGCTTCGTTCCCGGCGACGTGAACACTGGCTGGGAAGACTATGAGATCACTCAGGATCGCGGTCGTTCCTTCATGGTCGACACGATGGACAACGACGAGACTCTTGGCATGGCCTTCGGTACTCTGGTCGGCGAGTTTGAGCGCACTCAGGTCATCCCCGAGATCGACGCCTACCGTTTCGCCAAGTACGCTTCCGGCGCTCTTGCCGCCAACGTTAAGACTGAGACTCCGACCGCGCAGTCCATCCTCGGCCTGATCGACGATGCCACCGCGAAGCTGGACAATGACGAGGTTCCCTATGAGGGCCGCATTCTGTTCGTCAACCCGAACACCTACAAGCTCATCAAGGGCGGCGTGACCCGCATGGTCATGAACCGTGATGACAACGTGAACTACAACGTCGAGATGTTCAACGATATGCAGGTCATCACCGTACCCTCTGGTCGCTTCAACACCGCTGTGACCATCAACGCGCCCACCACCTCCGCTGGTACTGGCGGCTTCACCGTCTCCGGCGACACCATCAACTACATGATCGTCCACCCCTCTGCCGTTATGCAGATCGTGAAGCACGCTGTGCCTCGCATCTTCAGCCCCGAGGTCAATCAGGAAGCCGATGCGTGGAAGTTTGACTATCGCGTGTATCACGATGCGTGGGTCAAGGCCCAGAAGACTGGTGGCATCTACGTCTCTCACGCCTGATGGCAGTACGAAAGAATCCTGACGGCTCTATCACGGTTGGCATTCTCAAAGATGAGAAAGCTAAAAAGCCGAAAGAAGTTGCCGTGGAGACGGTCGAGGCTGAAAAACCGCAGACGAAGCGACAGCCCCGCAAAAGCAAGTAATCTATAAGGGAGAGGGATCATTCCCTCTCCCGTCCCTAAAGGACTGACAACTATGACATACGCACAAAAGCTCGTCGCAGTCCAAACTCTTCTTGAGGATGGCAGCGGCTATATGCCAACTGAAGAAGTCCTCGGCACTTACATTCATCTCGCGGGGAAGGAAATCCTCGCATGGATGTATCATCAGATCGGCGGTGTGCCGGATGGCGTGACAAAAGTCCCTGAGAAATACGACGGAGTCCAAATCTACGCAGTTATCGTAGGGTGGACTCATGCCGGAGCGGAAGGTCAGGGCCTGTCCATTGAGAACGGCGTACACAGAGACTTTAAGTACTCGGATATGATTGATTACATTCACAGCAATGTGTTGCCGTATGTGCGGGTAGGGGCGGTGAGCGCCTCTTGAGAACGCTCAAAAGGAACAAGCGCCCGGTGGCCTATGCGTTCTACGACGGCGTGGAGGAACTGTACGACGAAGAGGGAAACCTCACTGGTGAGTACCGTGTCAAGTACACGCCTCCCGTACGCACGTTGATGAACGTGTCTGGCGGCAGAGGACAAGCTGACATTGCCATGTTTGGCTTGACTCAGACTTTTGGCAGGACTGCCACAACTGAAGACCTAAGTACACCGTTCAACACAGAGACGGTCTTCTGGATCGAAACCGACCCGCGCACCGAACCGTTCGATTATCGCGTCGCCGCCGTTTCGCGGACGATCAATCAGGTCGTTCTCGCCCTCGCGGAGGTGGAAGTGTCGCATGAAGACGATAACGATTGAGCTTTCAGCGGACTCTTGCAACAGAGCCTTAAAGGAATTGCAGGATTATCAAAAGAAGCTCAAGCCCAAGCTGGATGAAATCTGCAAGCGACTCGCCGAGATCGGAGCGCAAGAGGCAAGACTGCGTCTTGGGTTTGCGAGAGGATACGGCAATACCGACGCTGATGTAGACGTTGTCAAGATGGACAACGGATACAAGATCGTCATGAGTGGCAAGGACATCTACTTCATCGAGTTTGGTACTGGCATCTACGCTGGCGAGTACGCCGGAGATACGTCAAACGTGTCGGTTGGTACGATGCCCGGTGACTGGTCTGATTCTCACGCACAGATGTATTCGCGGCGAGGCTATTGGTTTTACGACAACGTCTTCTACCGTGGCACTCCGGCAGAGATGCCGATGTACTACGCGGGACAGGCGATCCGAGACAACGAGAAGAGCATAGCGCAGGAGGTGCTTAGAAGTTGAATTACACACGAAACGCGATCTACACGCACATCGTGAACGCAATCAAGACTAAGTATCCGAATGCGTACTATACCTCACGCCTTGTTGCCACTCCCGCAAAGTTCCCGGCCTGTTACATCCATGAGATTGATAGGAGCCGACCGCTTGAAAACGTGCAGCTCGATTTTGACGATGTGCAATATGAGAGTGTGTTTGAGATCCAAGTGGTCAGCAACAAACACAGCACCGCCGCTTCCGAAGCCTATGACATTATGGATCTGGCTCGGGCGGCTTTCAGTTCACTTTACTATCGTGAGTTCTCCGAAACGAACATCGACAGGGGAGACACCTTCACGATTGTCGGACGCTTCCGCAGGATCATCGGCGGCGGCGATTCGATGCCAAATACTTAAGATAAGGAGAAATGCACAATGGCTGCTAATGCTCTGTCTACTGCCGGAATGATCGTGAAGTACTGCGCGGAAACGACTGCTGGTACTCGGCCCACCACGGGCTACACGGAAATCCCCGGCGTGAAGGCGCTCCCGGCCCTCGGCGATGAGGTCAACACCCTCCAGACCACGCCTCTGAGCGCGACCCGTAACCATACCTATATTGCTGGTCTTGCTGACCCCGGTGGAAGCATCCAGCTCACCGTTAACGACTATCCTGCGTTCCGCACTGCGTGGTCTGCTCTGGTCACCGCTGCGGAAGGTCTGACGGACGGCAAGCAGATGTGGTTTGAGTATGCCTATCCCGCGAACAGCGGCATGGACTCTTTTTACATTCAAGCGATGCCTCATGAGCTTGGCTTCGGCGGCGCGGAGGTTGACTCCGTTCTGGAGAACTTCGCCAATATCCTGCCGAGCGGCGACTACGTGTTCGCGACTGCGTCCACTTGATAAAAATAACGGGGCGGTACAATGCCGCCCCTACGCATGAAGGAGAATGAGATGAGCAACAAGACTGAGACTGTGAATCCGATGGTAATTACTGACCCCGATCAGGGCCGCTCCTATA